TGTAGTATATAGCTATACAGAAGACCCGCATTTTAAAGATTGTTTTTATTGGGGTGAAATAAAAACTTTACCTATTACAGAATTAATTAAAATTGACCCAACTTTAACTAATGACGATTTAGAAAAAATATCTAAATATAGTCAGAGTTGGTATGATTATTTTAATGTTGCTCAGTTTTATCAAGATGATATGTTTTATAGAGATACTGCAACATTATTATATTTTAATTATAAAACTACCAAAAAGATAGTATACAAAAAAAAGATTTCTGAAAATGGAAATACACGGATGATAGAAAAAGACGATACTTTTAACCCTCCTGAAGAAATGATGGAAGAGGGTAATTTTGAAAAAGTAGAAAGAACTATTGATGTTTGGTATGATGGAGTAATGGTAATGGGGACAAACATTATAATAAAATGGGAAATGGCTGAAAACATGGTTCGACCTAAATCTTCTTCTCAATATGCTTTATCTAATTATGTAGCGGTTGCTCCTAGAATGTACAAAGGGATAATAGAATCATTAGTTAGAAGAATGATTCCTTTTGCTGATTTAATACAAATAACTCATTTAAAACTACAACAGGTTATAGCTAAAGTTGTACCTGATGGTGTATTTATAGATGCTGATGGGTTAAATGAAGTAGACTTAGGAACAGGTAATGCCTATAATCCTGAAGATGCTTTGAGATTGTATTTTCAAACAGGTAGTGTCATAGGAAGAAGCTACACTCAAGATGGCGACTTTAATCAGGCTCGTGTTCCAATAACTCAGCTAAACTCTAACTCGGGTGCAAGCAAAACTCAAATGCTTATAGGAAACTATAATCATTATTTAAATATGATTAGAAGTGTGACAGGATTAAATGAAGCTAGAGATGGAACAACTCCTGACCCGAATGCATTAGTAGGCGTTCAAAAATTAGCAGCTTTAAATTCCAATACAGCTACAAGACATATTTTAGATGGCAGTTTGTTTATATATAGAAGTTTGGCAGAAGCATTATCATATCGAGTTGCTGATATAATAGAATATTCTGATTTTAAAGACAACTTTATAAATCAAATAGGAAAGTATAATGTTTCTATTTTAGAAGACAGTAAAGAGTTGTATATATATGATTTCGGTATATTTATTGAGGTTGCACCTGATGAAGAAGAAAAGGCTAAGCTAGAACAAAACATTCAAATGGCTTTAAATAAACAAGATATAAATCTTGAGGATGCAATAGATATTAGAGAGATTAGAAATTTAAAATTAGCTAATCAACTTTTAAAATTAAAAAGAAAGCAAAAGCAAAAGGCTGATATGCAAATGAAATCTGCTCAAGCTCAACAGCAAGCACAGATAAATCAGCAGTCACAACAAATGGCAGCTCAAACGGCTATGCAAAAAATACAGGCGGAAGGTCAGATAAAGATGCAAATAAAACAATCAGAGATTGCTTTTGAAATAGAAAAAATGAAACAAGAAGCTCAATTAAAATCTATGTTGATGGATAAAGAGTTTCAGTTTAATCAACAGTTAAGGGGAATGTCTGAAGCTGCATTATCTCAAAGAGAGCTGCAGAGAGAAGATGCAAAGTCCCAAAGAATTAATCAACAAAATACTCAGCAGAGTCAACTAATTAATCAAAGAAAAAACAACTTACCTCCTAAAAACTTTGAGTCAAATGAGGA